ACCTAACTTTTTTTGCAGTTGCACTCATAGTATTACCTTTCGTTTAAGTTTAACTATTCTGTTGTCTTATCATATCCCACACAATAAACAAGATAATAATATGTTCATTTTGGGTCTGTTCATTTTGGGTTTTTCAATAAACAAAGGTAGAACTTTTTTTGAACTTCTGAAGAACTGTGTGTGCTGATGGTGGGTAGTGTTGTAAATAAGCAACACCGAGCCGAGCCGTCGCAAACGAGCGACGGCAAACGGCAAACCATTACCAACTACAAGTGTATATCGGAACTTTCTTATTTTTGATTTGTTCTTTGCACCAAGCTATGAACTCCTTGTCTTGTGCTTTGTACTCTTTAACAGATTCCTCTTGAAACTGTTGACCCCAGAAGAAACCGTCGGCGCAAAAATTATCTCTAAAATCTCTGTTGTAAGATTGTTCTAATTCTCTTACGACCTCTTCCGTGATATAAACTTCGTCGCCACCGTTCATTCCTAAACAACCCAAATCAAATGGGTTTTTAGGTACACTTTCATTTCTTTTCTTGGCTTCAGTTTTGTTTTGTTCTTGCCAAACGTTATTAAAGAACGTTTGTAGTCTTGCGTGTTTACGCCAAACAAAAACGTCTTTCTGTTCAGCTTTACTTTCATCTTCATTAGGGGAATAATATTTTTCCCAATCTATCTCTCTATTCCGAAGATGAGCGTATTGATCTAGTCCCATGTTGTACCTTCCTTTATTAAGTTATGGGTATGCTTTGGGTCAATCCCATTGGTGATACCCTAACCGTGATCATTATCTTATCAAATCCCATAAACTAATCAAGTAAATAATTTAGGTGCTTCAGGTGGTGGGACTGGCGCAGGTGGTGGTACTGGTGCTGGGGGTGGGATGCTAAACGTAGTTTAGAATCATTCTAAGTTGTAATCAAAACGACACGAGAGCGAGGATTAGAATGGAAGCCCGTGCTGCAGGAGATACCAGCAGCACAATGTGACCACCATCAGGGCCCAAGTAAACGACGGCGCGAGGAAAAGTAAAACAGCGATGAACAGTACGAGCGTCGCCATTACACTATCTCGTAACGTAGCCAGCCATCTGCCTCGCCTACTCCCTTTAGGAATGCTTCCAGCTCAGCTGCTGATGCGAAGGTGTAAGTCTTCCTTTCTTGTTTCTCTTGTCCCCAGTCAATGGTAACGGCATGTTCTCCATGGACCTCAGACTCTTTCCAACTATTTCCGTTGGCAATGCAGCTCGTCCCGCGAGCCCCCGTTAACGCGTACGTTTTACCAGCTTTTGGTTTATCTTCTTTTGTTGGATCAAACTTAGATGCATCGACAATATATTCACATCCATAGTAGTCATTCATCTGTTTGATTAGTTTTTTACTTATTGGCATCGTAACCCTCCTTCTTTGTTAATTTAAATGAAACCCATCACTTCGTTCCCTGGAGCAGTCCAGTGTCCATGATGGGTCTCTAGCCTCGTCGTCAGCTGTCTCTCTAGAGGCCGACCTAACATAAGATATCATGGGAGACCTGTCAAGAACTTCTTTCATAAATTTTCTCGTACAGCACACGGAGGTGGAGGTGGAGCTGGAGAAGGTAGTGCAGCTCCTGATGCAGAAGCAGTGTACGCTGCTGGGCGGGATGGTTGTCAAACGACAACGAGACCGACATGGTGTTTTCTAGAAACGAGAAACGGGATACCGAAACCTTCTGCAGGGAGGTGAGCTCCATCAGGAAGCCAGTGCCCGGGATGCCTTATTAAACGACAAACGACACCGTACAAACGACAACGAGAAACGACATCTCAGGGGAGTCGGGCCAGATCCAGCTCTGTTACGCTGCCTCCGCCATTCTTTATCATGTCCGCGAACCGAGATTCTTTAATGAGGGAACGACACCGAGGGCTTCGCTGCTGTACCAGCTCCCAGATGGCATCCTGGAAGGCGGGCCAGTGTACTGGAGTCGAGAACGAGAAACGAGGTTTCAGTAAACGAGGATCCGAGAACGGGGACACCGGTCTGTACAGTTTGTAAGCACTCTCCAAGAGGGAGTGATTGCAGATCAAAACTACTCCACCATATTGAATATGTTTATTTATCCAACTTATTTGCCACTTAGATAGCTTAGGATACTTGACTTTATCTGATTTAAGTTCCATCCAAAAACCTTTACCATTCATACAGCCATTCAAGTCAGGTATTCCATTAATTGTTTTAGATTCTATGCGGGTAAAATGTATTTGATTACAATTAGTTTTTATTAATTTAGATAGTTTAGATTCTCTTTTTTTAGTAGCCATAATTAAGTCAGTTTTTAACTTTTTCCTTACTCAAAATACATCCTAACGGAAATATATTAGTATCACTAAACACAGCTTCTTTCTCATCATAAGACGCAAAAGTAGTTAGTGTTTTCTTTTTTTTATTAATATTGTGAATGAAACCTTGAGACACTAATGTGCAGCACTCTAGTTTATTCATCTCATCTTCACTTTTATGCCCAGCATCCCCGGTAATATCAACCCATCGAATTTTGTGGAAATAATATTTCTTCTTACCTACAATAGCATGTCTATATTTACTTTTTTTTCGTCGCTTTGACATTTACATCTCCTACAAATGTTTTAATCTTCGGGTTATGTATCTCGTTGAAAACAGTAACAAAAGATGACCAATTATTACTTTTGAGATATTTCTTTTGTCTCTGGCTCAACTTCGATCGTTTTGGCGTTGAAACCATCGATCTTGTTTGAGAGCTCTTTAAGTTTTGTCTCAAGCTCCGCACGTGACATACCCTCCAATCCTGATACTTTTACTTCTTTTTTATCAACATATAAACCAGCTAACTGTCCAGATCTATACTCTGCATTGACAGCAGCTGAGTATTGTTTATTCTCTGCTGCTCTATCAGCGAATCTTTCTAATCTTCTGTATCTACGAATTTTATTTCTTTCATACTTTGATGATGCCTCTTCAAGTTTTTTATCAAGATATTTGCATATGTGAGGGTTAAGTTTTCTATTGGTTAATCTACTTGCAATGACTGAATAATCATTATCATTCTTACATTCATATTTGGCCTGTCTTAATGCTTCTGATTTAGTAATCTCACCCCAATTGCCAACCAATATATCGATGAACATTTTCTGTTTTATGGTAAGATCTTTCTCAGTTCTCAGTGCTTTTCTTTTCAATCCTGGCATTTTTTTATTATATAGATTTCTACAACTAATTTAAACCTGACCCTATTAAGAATTTTGCCCATCCGCAAGAGCATGTGGTGGGTCTAGGGACACCAGAGGGACACCTATAGACCCATCAAAAAAAGACTTAAAACCATTGATAAATAACAATAATAGTAATTAGACCCATGAGACCCACCTGTTAAGGCCACCTACATAAAACTTTTAATGAGTCTGAAATATCTATATAATAGATTTTACAACCAAAAATACTGTGTTATAAATGCAACATAACTAAGACCCTAGTTTCCCTCTAGGTTTTTTAACGTTAAGTTATCATAGTTATACCTTTCTTACCCCTTGCTCGGTAGCCTGAGCAGGGGGTTTTTTCTTTCGGTGTCCGGTGTTTTGTGTTATAAATTACTTATGGGTAAACCCTTTGAAAAACTCCCTCTAGGTAATTCAAGGATATTCAAAAAATTTAAAAGACCACCATGAATGATCTAGATCTTTTTAATTTAATTACACTAGTAATTTTAATTATCTTCTTCTTTTTCTTTTTTCTCAGCCTCTAACTCCTCAATTGTTTTTTCTTTTAACCTTGGATCATAGTTATAAATTTTTATTTTATAACCTTTCTCCTTAAGTTCTTTTAGTCGTTGTTGGTTCCAATAGTACATACCTCTCCTTTTTTATTTATACCCTATTATACCATGAGCTATTTTTTACTTTTTTATTTTATTGAAGAGTAGACGACCACCGAACACAGGGGTCTTATTCTGGATGCGACACTGAATGCTTTTTGTAAATTTATTGGTTACACACACAACCCAACAAATCACCGGTGCCATCTTTCATTACATGTGCATTTATTGGATAGTCATAATAAGTAGTTAAATGTAACCTGAGTATGTCACAAAGATCAAAACAATTTATATCACTTAACAATTCAATACCATCTGTCATAGTCTTTGTTACCTCTACTAAACTATACAGGCCATCATTCAAAAGTATTAATTCCATTATTTTAAATTACCTGTAGTTATTCTTAAGATAGTAAAGAACGGATTATATTCTTTATCCTTATACGTTGTACAATTTGTTAAACTAAGCACAACAATAAATAAAATAAAATATTTCATTTAAAATTTAATTTTTTCTTAATCATGTCTATTCTCTTTTTTACAGATCTACGTTCTTCCTTAGAATCAGCAGCTCTATAATTTACATATTCATTTTTATATTCTATCCAATATCTTTGTACTTCAGTAAATACAATTATCTTTTCTTGTAAACATTTCTTATATCGATTGTGCACCATATCAGGGTCAAGTCCAGCAAAATAACAGATTTTTTCAAAGTCTTGGCTTTTATTTAAAAACCATTCATGTGCATCTTTTTTGTTATAAGCTTCGTTTTTTCCACCCAAAGTATATAGACAATCTTCAAAAGCTTGTATTACTATTGCCTGGTATAATCTTTGGTCTGCCATCTTAGGTTCTTTTACAATCTCCGCAGCAAGATTAGTTCCCATGATTTTTAATAAGTATGGAGAGCAAGTCACAATAAAATAACCTCATAGGATTTGAGTTTCGGTGGTCCTGAAATTCTTCACAAAGATCATTCATGAATTCAGTTTTAGCCACGCCGTCCATTTTTTTTACGGCTTTGAGATCAATGATAGGAAATTCGTCATCGTGAAACATTAGTATAGCCACCAGCGATGAAAAGACATGGATGTGGAAGCTGGCGACTATACATTTTTTACTAAAGACAAACCAAGTTTTTTTGCTACTCGTTTACGTCCTTTTCTCCAGTTATTTTCGACTTTATCTAAAAAGCCTAAATTTCCATTCCCCAAACCTAAATCATTGCCACAATACAATTGGAACATAACAGAGGTAATACTATCGTAAGTTTTCTTGTTAGGGCTGATAACTACCAGCTTATCAAGAGCTTCATCAAGTTTTGAATCATTCGGTTTTTTCACCGCTGTCATAACAATCTCCTATTTATTAATAAAAAATTGTGTCCGTTATTCTGTGATAATAAGAAGATATAAACCTCTTCTTTTCATGAGGTTGAGGAATACCCTATAAGCAATACATACTTATAGGGTTAAGATCAAGTATTATTTTTTTGCTTTTGCTAGCGATTTACCTTCAGCAAGTAATTTTGCCTTAAAAGACTCAGGGCTGACCCCATTCTTTTTTGCAAGTTTTTTTGCCTCTGAATCAACCAATTTGGCAATCATGGCTCCTGGGCCTCTAAATCCTTGTTTGCCCATAGCTTTTACAATTGAATACGTATCTATATCAATTGCTACTGATTTCCATTTATTGATGTCCATCTTTTACCTCCATGTCTTCTGTTAATACTAATGGTGACTCATAAATACCTAAAGCATCTTTGAGTTTTTGGTTTTCAGCTGTAAGATTATCTAAATTTTGTTTAAGTTTATCCATATTTTTTAGTAATCCCTTAATGGTATCTCCAAGTCTATTAAGTGCAGCCTCTAAATCAACATCATCACCAGGTTTTCCTGCTATTGGTAGTGTGATTGGAGATTCTGGATGTGCACTAGATGTTGGTGGTAAAGTGATCGACTCAGTTTTAAATTTGAAAGTTTTTTTAATTGACATTTAAGTCCTCCTTTTTTGGTTTATTTATTTAAAAGAAAATTGCATAAGCCAATAAGCCAACTAAAATTAATAAAATTTTAGGGCTTAATAACAATATTGCAGTTAATACAGTTCTAGTTATTAATGGTCCCATTACGCATCCCTCATAAATTCAAGATTTCTTCTCTCAACTTCTAACTTTACAAGTTCTGTCGCTACAAACTCATTGATAGGGTAAGTTGGAGAACCTAAAATATCTAAATAACAAGATGTTATCTTTGATACAGTATCATCAAACCAAACAGAACCTTTTTCAACTGGATTGCCCTGCGCATCAATTGTAACCATGTCTTGTAAAATATTATCTATTTTAGAACAAAACTCTCGCCATTCTGATACATGTGATTTAAGTATTGTAGTCTGGCTCATTGTTTAGACCTCCCACCTAAGTAAATCGGTGTTGTTGATTTGTCTAATGTTTTAATTATGAATTCCATAATCTTATGGAAATCAATACCGGCCTTATAAGATGGATCATATGTAAACTTGTTAACTCTTTCGTAATTAATCGTATAATGTATTTCTTCATCATTAATTAATTCAACTACAATAGTTTTAGTTTTTTGATTAACAAGGTCATTTGGTCCCTTAAGCGTCCAAGTGTCTTTAGCTATACTAGTCGTCATGTTATACTCCTTTTAATTTAAAGTTTTTTAACAATTCTTTATAAAAAAAGCAAGAATTAAATGGGATAAATAATGAAATTTCTTATGTCGATAGCAGTATGTTCTTTTGTTGAAATGACCTGCACACCTTGGGTTCATTACCCTAAATCCTTTGATTCTTGGAACTTATGTATGCGTGAAGCTTATAAAGAATCCCTTATAATTATCGAAAAAATAGATGTTGATACAATAGAAAAAAACCGTTTGGCAACCAAATTTGCCTGTAATCCTTTAAATGGTGCCTAGGGGTTGTTTATGACACAAAATATGGTATATAATCTCTTATGAAGCACTATTTTGTTCAGATACGATACAAAGGCAAGTATTTTAATGGGACAATCAGTGCTAATAACGATGAGGAAGCTTTAAAATTAGCTGAAAAAAAGATGCAATCAGGAGAGCTCCCTTGTCAAGATGAAGAGGATTTTTATAACCACGAAAGAATCTTCATCACTTATGAGGAGATAGAAAATGGCACTACAGGAGTTAATATCAAAGAAACTTCAGTTGGAGTCCAAGTGGGCAACCCAGGCGTTATCACAGAAAAGAGTAACACCTGAAATGAAGTGGATGGATATTGAAATAAAAAGCCTTAAAAAAAGAATCAATGAACAAAGTGTTGTTGATGCTTCTGAAGGACTTTTTGACTAACAACTGACGTTAGTTTATATTATCAATTGTTTATGACAATTAAGAAGGCTATCCTTGACGCTTTAGAAAAGAGATACGATTCAGAAATCTCTGAGGCTGATGCTACGATTAAAATTTACTTAGAACAACCCGTTGGAATAGGTGAGCATCCACAACATATTGATGAAGTTGATAAATTAATAGGTAAGATTTGTCATGCAAACGAAAAAAAACAAGAATTAAAAAACTTCCAATCTTAAATCATTCCGTCTTCTCTTAGTTCTTCCGGTGGCCGTTGTGGACTACACATTGGGCAATCTACTTTAACAATACCACTACTTTCAGTATTATCTTTGTAAACATAAATAGTTCTTTTGTCCTTACATCTTAAACAAGAGGTTCCTCTTTCGTCGATGGGAATATATCTTTTTACTTCTTTACCCTTTTTTAAATTTTCTATTTGTTTATGAAAGTCTTCTGCATCTTTATCTGTCATCATCATGTGTCTCTCCCCAACTTTTACCTTTCGCAATATCTACTTTAAATGGAACACGTAAGTCTTCTATGCATGTTTCCATTTCTTTCTTAATTTTAATTATATCATCTTCTCCATAGATACTAAAGCACAATTCATCATGTATTTGTAACATTGGCATAAACCCTGCGTTGTAACAATCAATCATAGCTTGTTTAGCTTGATCAGCTGCAGAACCTTGTATTAGCCTATTTAGTGCCTTGTATGTAAATGCACGCCTTATGTTGTTACCATAGTTAGCTTTGGCCTCGTTATAGTTCATAGCTTGGTTCATACCAAAAGTCATAGGCTCCCACTTATCAAATCTACATTTTCTACCTTTTACAGTTCTTATAAAACCAAACTTACTAGCTGATTGCGTTACAGCTTCAGCTAATTTTTTAACAAAAGGCACTCTACTATTGTATTGGTTAAGAAGTATTTCTGCTTTATCTTTAGATATTCCTAATTCTTTTGATAATTTATTTTTACCCATACCATAGAACAATCCTAAATTAATTGTTTTTGCTTGTGTACGTGAGATCTCTGCCATATCAGCTACGATCTGATGAAAGTCTGCAGACTCATCCTGGTATGCTTTTATAAACTCTTCTGAACCGTCTAAATTCTGTCCGATGGCCGATGAATAATGTGCTACTAATCTTGGCTCTTGTTGTGAATAATCAAATGAACCCCATTGTTTACCCTCTTCAGGTAAAAATAACGATCTAATTTTATTTCCAAATTCTTTGTTACGTGCAGGAATTTGTTGTAAGTTTGGATTAGCATAGGATAATCTTCCTGATACCGTACCGCCTTGATCAGATCTTAGTTGGTTGATCTCAGCATGTATCCTACCTTTATGTACAAATCTTTGTATCGAATCAATAAACGTAGAATGAAATTTATTTACTTCTCTAGCCTCACGAATTAATTGAGCTATAGGATGCTCACAGTTTGCCAACCAGTTTGCCGTAAATGATGGCTCTCCTGACTTTTGTGTAAGCGGATAGTCTACACCTACCCTATCAAATACTTGTGCTACGCTTCTCGCAGCCCAAATATCTACCCCAAGTGTAGTCTCATCTTTAATTTTTTTAAGAAGTTTGTTTTCTTTTTGTATAAATTCTTTTTTCAATAGTTGTGCTTTCTCCTCATTTACTCGTATACCTCTTGATCTCATCTCAATAAGTATTGGTAATAATGCCATCTCCATTTCCCAAACATCATTAAGTGATTGTTGTTGTATTTCAGCTTTAAATCTTTGCCAAAGTCTTAGTGTAAGTCCTGCGTCTTGTTCAGCATAAAAACCCACGTAACCTGCAGGCATTCTCCATAAATCTTGTTTTGGATCTATGCCCCATTCTTTTGCTTTTTCGTTTAAGAAAGTTTCGTTTTTAATCTCACCAAGATAATCTTTTGCACAAGCGTTGAGGGAGAAGCTCCATCTGTTCTCATCGATAAGAGCTGCAGCTATCATAGTATCTACAATCTTACCATTGACTACAAAGTTATTTGCCCTTAACCAACCTAAGTCATAGGCAGCGTTATGAAAAATTTTAGTAGCTGGACTCTTTAATAAATCCTCCATCCACGCTACAGTTATAGATAGATCCATGTTTCCGCCTGCGTCGTGTGCTATTGGAAAATAGTATTGTTTACCTAATGCAGCCACAGCAAAACCAACAATGTGACCTTTACCATATGCCCAACCTGCACCATATTTTTTAAGTTCAGGGTCTTTAGTTTCTAAATCTATTGCTATCTCATCCGCTGCACGCAGATCAGGATACTCTGAAGGACAAACCCAATCAGAATCTGAATAAATAAAATTTAATTGATGACTCATAATTTTTCATTGTTCCAATGATATAACATAATAAAAATACAAAAAAATATTACTAATACAAATAAAATTGATAAAAAAATCATTTTCTCCTTTTGCGTCTACCCATGTACCAATCGCCTGGTTCGTAGTTCCAACGCTTACCGTGATGACCACGTATATCAGCATACCACATTCTTATTCTAACTATTATCTTTCTTAACATCATATTTTGTAAAATTAATTATAGAATCTTCTGAATCATGTTTAGGTAAATTTTTATTAACAAAAATGTAATCTATATATAAACATCTTACATTAAACAATGCTTGTGCAATATCAAAAGGATAAAATCCAATTGCTTTTAAATTACCTAACAAATTATACATACTTGGTGCACCAATATTGTACTCAAATACTGGGACCTCTATTTGTAACCATTTTGCTTTTGTGATTGTTATCATTCCACCTTTAATAACTTCAATCTCTGCACCTTGTACATCTAATTTTATTAAGTCAAAAGTTTCATCAACTATTGTGTCTAATAGAGTTGTTTTTACAATTGTTTTTTTAAAAGGCACATTAGATTTTTCTTTGTAAAAACCATTTCCTGTTTGTTGGAAAGGATCCTGACAAACATGAAAAACCCTTTCTTCTACTTTGTCGCTCAAGTAAACGTTATGAGTTTTACCTATACTATTTAATCTTTCATTGTGTAATTTATTTGGTTCAATTAAAGTAAATTTTGCTTCTGGATTAAATTTTTTTACATGAGCTGACCAATCTCCTGCAGCAGCTCCTACATCTAAAACATTTTTAAATTTAATACCAAAACGTTCTTTTGCACGTTCGAAAAATTTAGCATCAACTTTTGCCATAGTCTCTTTCAATAATCATATCAATACAGTGCTTTGCTTTTAACAAATCTTTTTTACCACCCTTTAATTTGTGCCTAGTAATATATTTAATAGCTTCCCCTTCAGGCCAAGGTAAATTATTTTTTATGGAGTATTGTGCCGGCTGTATGGCAAAGGATTGATAATGGGATCCACCCTCTTGTTTTTTAAAAACCGACATAATTACTTTTATA